CCTAAGTCCATCTTTGAAGGTTTGGCTACCCCTTATTTTATTTCCGTCACTGTGATCTATCTCCGCGTGTTTCAACAGCTTATCAACATCTGTTGGTTCAATATCAGGGTCTGCACGCAATATAGAGCGATCAACATATGAACCTGCTTCTATTGCTTCCTTCCACTCCTGAACTGCTCTTGGGTCACTCTTATGGGCAACATCTGCAGATTTTAATTTCGCTATGTCTTCTAGTAACAAATCTGTACTACCATATTTATCTGCGTGACTCCAAAGTTCGGCTTCTAAATCATCAATGTTCTCACCACCTTTTGCTGCCCTTCTATGAATAGGCTCAAAGGTATCAATAGTTTCTGCCCTATGCTCCGCAGCTATTTCTGCTAGAGTTTTCTCATCATTTGCTTTATTATAAGCAGCAGCAGCCCTACGTGCTTGAGTAACTCTGGTTTTATACTGGTTTTGTCCTGCTATTCCTGGAGTATTATCAACAGTAGGTTGGCTCAGTGTATCTAGAAGAGATGTATCTCCTGTTCGGGCTGCTATATCAATTGCAGTAGCTATGAAATTATCATTTATTGTCTTTTTATCCACCCCCTGTTCTAGGTAGCCTTGTCTAATTGTAGACAAATTTGCAGGTGTTACTGTTGTACCATTTAGTGTTGCTTCTGTAATTGTATCCTCTAATGTGTCCGTTAACATAGCTGATTGCTTCTCTACTATTTCCTCTCTCTCTTTAGCAATCTCTCCCTGACGTACCCTTTCAAGTGAAGCATCATACCTAGTCATATAGGAAATTTTATAAGAGTCTGATTCACCTGCCATATCTGCTTCTGCTTTTGCTCTCTGTTCTGCTATCCAAGTAGCATATGGTACTGTCCTATCTCTAGTAGCTTGTGCTTGCTCCAGTTCAACTGTTGCTTTCCCTGCTTCGTTGTGTGCTATTGCTGCAAAATAATTTTCTTTATGCCTCTCAGATTCATCTCCTTGCAGTGCCGTACCCATCATCCCTGCAGCAGTACCTGCTTTAGCATCCTTATCTCTTGCTATTGCATTCTTCTTTTGAAATATAGCCCCTACAGCAGGATTAAGTTTATCCAGTGCAGCTACTAAACCATCTACCGCGTAGTTCTTCTTCTGGTCTATACTTGTATCTAAAGGCGCAGCTTCTACTTGTTGAAATTCTTGATCTGAGTCAGCTTCAAGTGACCGCATTTGGCGTGCTGAACGCTTAGTTATAGTAGTCTTTACTTCCCGTACCATACTGTTATCCTTTTATCATTTATCACTTTAAGTTTTAGGAAGACCCGCTGCGTATGCACCTGCACCTGCAGTAGCTATACTAAGTCCACCACCTATCCAATCTGGCTTTTTAATATTATTACGTCTGTTCTTAGAGTCAGAAAGTAGCTTCTTACTCTCGTAACCAATCTGGGTTTGCCTTGCAGCCCTATTAGATTCCATTGAGGCCATATCAAACCCTTGATTAAACTGGGATTCTTGCATTACCTTATCATAGGAGATACCAGATAAACCTGTATCCGCCCACATAGCCGTAGCTTTACCTCGCTCTATCATAGAGTCTTTAGCCCTTTTACTTTTTTCCTCTTGCGCCCTTTGGTTTTCCTGATCACCTTTAAGGTTTTGTGCTTGTGATTGCAAGATGAAATTAGTATCTTCATTAGCCTGTGCATCATCTGCTGATGCTGATTTAGCCATATTACTAGCTAACATACCTGCTGCTGCAATACCCATACTAATACTAATTGGTTCACACATTCTGATTCACCCTATAAAATTTGTAGAAAGGGGCAGCAGCGTAACCCCATTTTTCATTGAGTTCACCTATAGTATAACCTATTCGCTGCAACCATTTAATTGTTGTTTCATTCTGCGAGTACACCATGTTAACTAGAACAGGGTGTTTCTTATTCCATTTTAGTGTACGAGCCTTAGCATCCTTTACCACTTGCTTAGGGTACTTATCAACCTCATCCGAACATACCATAAATGGTACGCCCAGATTCGTGTTGCTTTCTACATAACAACAACCAAGGATAGCTATGACGTTACCTTCAGCATCAATTGCAGCTTCAGCCTGACCTCTACACATAGCTATTGAGTCAACTAAACCCTGCTCATACTCTGGACCTGCAGACAATAGTAACTCAACTACATCTACTGCCCTAAGTTTAGGCATTAACTCCCTAACATCTGCAGCTTTTGCCTTACGGTAACTAATCATATTTTATACCCTCTGTGATTGCTTAACATATTCACCCACCCATTCTGCTGCTTGAAACTTACAAGGTAAATGATTGGTACTAACTATATCAATAGTCGCACCCTTACTCTTAGTTCTTACAGGAAACTTAAATGAACCTGAACTTATACCTACTTGACCTATAGTTGCACTTATGTCACCTATGACTCCACCTGTAAACTTATAAGTGTAAGTACTCCGTGCTCTAGGTGTAACCTCTATTTGAAAGAATCCTGAATCAGCAAATGATACAGACATATTTTTCATAACTACATTAGCAGATTGTACCGCAACACCCTTAGCATCCTTAACAGATTGTTCAGAGAACCTATAGCGAAACTCAAAGTCTCTGCCCACTATACAAGGTGAAGCTGAGTGATCTCCTACTCCTTCTACTGTGCTAGAGCTAATGGCGTGAGTAGTGGCTACTCTCGCACCCGCATTCGCAGCCCATGTAGAGCTTTTTATTACTGTGAATGCACCCGTATCAGCATATGGTAATGTCCACGTAGTTACATTAGTCACACTGTTGTACACGCCAGTGAGGGTTGTCTGCCTATCCAGGAGAATCTGGTAGGTGAAACCTGTGGATACATAACCTTCCTGTAAGTTCATACTCTCTAAATAAATTCCATCAGCCCTCTGGATAACAGCATACATAACAGAATTAATAAATCCTACATGTAATAGTACATCCGCTGCATCAAGTAAGAATTTACCCCATGATGATTGAGCCTTCTCATCCCCATTCCAATATACTTTATAAACATATAGTGCATTGCGCTCGTCTGTAGACAGTGCTACAACTAAATCCTCAGTGGTACTAGCTGCTAATACAAATAAGTTTGCAGGAACATATGCAGGTACGTGCGCTGTAACCTCTGAAGCATCATTAGTTACAGTATTCACATCTACAAAGTACTCTCTAATTGAAGATGATGTGCCCTTATCTGAGGCAAAGTAAACAGAGTTTCCTAAGCTTACAGGGGAACATTTAGGAGTTGATTCAAACTCAGTGACAACTTCTGTAGTAATAGTCTTAGGAGTCAGACTATCTGTTGAAGTTACCTGAAATTGTGTCTGATCAGAGAACATTAATAGAGTCTTATTGAATGGTATTACATTTTTCAATACCGATACTTTCGTGTGACTCACGCTAACATCTATAGGATCATCATCCAATACAGCGGTCATTGTCTTAGAGAAGAAATTAAAATATAATCCTGCCCTAGACATCACTAAAGATTCACCAGAGTACAAACCAAGCCTATTCCTGTGAAAGAATATACCATTAATAGTACCACCAATGAATGATGGATCTTGGTTAGATAGCGCACTACCCACTAACCTTGAACTCCAAGTTTGTTTAGCAAATGTAAATGTACCATCAGCATTGCGAACTAAAGTGTGGGGCATGGTAGTAGAGTTAATTGTTGTTTGCTGTGCGGGTGCTGTTGTTTCCTCCCAAACACCTGCTGCAGTATACTTTACATGATAATCATCAAATCGTTGTAGATCATCACCCTCTATCTTCCACACATCACCCGTGGAATTTCCGCTAGTAGGTAACTCACTAAATTTCTGTTTAGAACCTAGTGTTGCTGAACCAGAGGTAGCTGTATCCATAAGTGCAGTTATTGACTTATTAACTATAAATGTAAAATCAGCAACAGTAACTACACTAAAAGATGTTCTAGGTGTAGTAGCGGTTAGGTATCCCTTACCATCTGGGAATGTAATTGTTTGTGCCACCCCCGATAAATTGTAAACCTCTAAGTCACCATTAAGAATAACTACAATGTAACGCTCTACTTCATCTCTATTAATTAGGTGAAGGAAAGCATCACTAGCTATACTATTCTTAATTTTAGCTATATGATTAAATGCGGGCCTTTTGCGTAACCCTGTAGCAATCGTAGGATAGCCATTATCCTGTTGTGTACACTGTGAGGCATGGCGTAGTGGATCAGGTTGTTGTGATACTCCATTGAATAAATTAGGTATAACGCTATTTATTAGTGCCATACCTACCTCCCATGTACTACTGAATTAACAGACCAACTATCTCTAAACATGTTGCCATCCGTCTTCTTAACTTGGTGTCTCCTGAGTGCTGCAAAGGCTGTCATCTCTTGCTGTTCGGAGAACTTATGTTGTGAGTCAGAGCCTAATGCTCTTGTCTGATATATTCGTGCAGCCTTAATCATAATATATGAACGTGCTGCTTGTGGAAGTTCATCCCACGTTAGGAGTAGTACAATCTCTCCTTTAAGTGTTTCTGTGAATACAAACGTGTGGTTCTTCTTATCATATAACTTCAGCCCACGCTGTACTGTATCAGCACTATTTGATTTATTATTCCATACTTCCACATCAAAACTAAGCGTATTAACAGGTAAGTTAATAAAACCCGAAACGTCTGGTACTAATTCCCATTCTTCTTCTTTATTAAACGTCCAACCTATCTCTAACACACTTCGTATTACTTGGTCCAACACTAACTGACACTCAGCTACATCAGCCAAACCTGAAGACTCTAATGTACTTACAGGGCTTTCTCCTGCTGCATCTAGCATAGTGTTGATAGCTTCGAGTTTCGTAGTGAGAACCGAAGTTGTCATAATGTTTTCCTTATTATATTAATTTTATGAAAAAAGGGAACTAGTAGTTAAACCACTAATCCCCTTTTGTATTACTCTACTATTAAGAAGTAGTCTTCAACTCAACTGCTGCTTCAGGGCGTAGGATACCATGACCAATAGCATATTTAGCTAAGAGTAATGTTACCTGTCTACGCATATCCCAAGACATTTCTTGAGCTAGGTCTAATAACTTAACAGTACCAACTGCCCGTGTGGACATGAGTAGTCCAACGGTTAGTGCAAAGTTACCTTGGTAAGAGGTTGGACCTGTTGAAATATTCGTGATAGGGAAGTTATTGGTCTTAACCAATTTAGCTCCACCAATCTGGAATACTGCGCCATCCTTGAAGTTACCATTACCTGCTGCATAGTCTGTGTTGTACAGAGTCTTATCTTGTGCAAGTAAGTAGTATTGTGCAGGGCGCATAAATACATTGCGACCATCTGCATCAGGATTGTTCTTTTCATCCATAGCTTGAATACCTGAATATATACCCGCAGCTAGATCGCTAGAGGATGTACGATACAGAGTACCAGATGATGTTAGAACAGTTCCGCCGTCACCACCAGTGACAGTAGCTGAAGCGCGGGCTGCATTGACACCCACTTGTAGTACGTTTCTGTCCCACGTATTAGCAAGTTCAATACCACACTCACGTGAATAAATAGACCGATAATCGTAATGGTTCATAGCTTCATCAATTGATGGTATAGCTACTGAAGCAATCAACTGATCATCAATAGCAATGACACGCTCATTGAGGTTAGATGTTTGCCCTAAGATTTCAGCACCCGCTGTGTGGTATGCTGCCGATACTTTCCAAGTTGCAGGAAACTGCGCTGATTTACCATGTGAAATTTGGCGAACCGTGTGCTTGTCTACTACTACTTGTGATTGCTCAAAGGCGGTTAGAATTTCACCACCGAATACTTTTAAGAATAGTGCATCTGTTGCGCCCGAACTGTTGACTTGACCCGCGCGTAATGGAGTTGCTGCTGCCATAATGTTTCCTTATAAATTAAATAAATAGTTTTTGTTACTCATTCTATTTATAAAACCTTTACACAATGTTATCCAACCTGAGTCGGGCATTAGCTTGTGTTTTACTACTAGAAATTAGGTAGGGGCAGTTATCGACATACCCTATTGAAGTCGTACTAATTAGAAAGCGGTAGTTTTTCCTACTTTAGCTTCCACTTGTTTTCGATACGATGGATCATTCCCATATCGAGGGTCAGACATTGCAGCAATCATCTCTGCTCTACTCCCAAACCCTCCAGTGGATTGATTACCACCAGTACTGCCCCCTAGTAACCTAGG